TGGCAGAAATTTAAAGTGGACAAAGTAAGGTATTCTATTTTTTCTTGGATCGTTAGGATCAAAGTTCCTTCTAATAGAAAGAACTTTTCGTGAACCTTCTTCTACAGTCACAATATATGGGAGCTTGATTCCTGTAAAATCTCCGTTCACATCCTTATCTTCGAAACCTTCTAAATCTAAATTTACATGACACTCTAACAAAGTATAAACTGGTTCTTGTCTACCAGTTTTTTTAGTGCCTTCTAGTTCTCTTTCTTTTGATTCAACTTCATCTTTCATCATGGAAGGTGCTCCTAATTCTACATCAGAATAAAAACCACCAACTTGTTGTTTTCTTAAATCATTCTCAGACATTTTTAAAACATGCATTATAGCCTCTGCATCTTCTAAAGATGTTGCAGAGTATGGCACGATTAAATCGTCAGCTGGCACAAACTTAGATACGGCTCTGCCTAATAAATCATCGTAGTAAACTTTTTTAAATGTAGATCCTGCAAGCGGTAAGTGAAATAACATTTGGTCAAACTCTGGTTCGTACTCACCCATTTTTTCCATGAGTTCATAGTTCATGTAATCTTTTACTCTTTGTGCTTGTGCTTCTTTTTGTGGATCACTGTTGCCAACGATTTGTGTTCTTACTGGTCCCTCTGCTGGTAATAATTCTTTGTAAGCTCCTGCTTGGAACTGTGTTACAGCTTCTGCAAGAACAGGGTGCGTGGCACCCGATGCACCTTGAAAAGGTTCTGTTCTGTTTTCATATTTAAATCCTAGTAAGTCAAGTCCTTCTGTGTAAGATCTTTCCCAATCTTTTCTAGATGCTTTGTAGTCTGTATAATTTTGATATAGTTCTAATCCAATGGGATCTAATATGTCATCCGGTAACAATTCTGCTAAGTTGTCAAAATGATTAGGTTGACCTTCAATGTTTACTTTACTTGGGTCAAAATCTAACTCTACGCCACCATCTTCTGTGGGTGTAACCTGCACTGGTTCTTTCAGTGCATCCTCTTGTTTTTCTAATTCTACTTCTTTATCAGGTCCTTCAATTTTTACGGATGTCCCTAACTCGGAAAGAGTCTTATCGATATCTGCCATTATTTACGCTCCTTGATAGGTCTAACATTTTTGGCTACATAAGGCAAGCCGTGCGGTGTAGGGCCTGATTTTGGTGGAGGTCCAGATTCATCACCTGCCATCTTCATAATACCGCCACCTGCTTTTTTAGGTTTATAGCTTGAAAGTGCGTCTGCATCTATACCCATTTTTAATAAGTCGTCTTTTGAATATGTTTTACCATCTTTAGCTAACAATTCTAATATGTCATCGATAGATTCTAAACCCTCCTCAAAGTCTCTCGCTGATCCATCATCATCTGGTCTTACAGTAGCTTCGTCATAAGTATCTTTAACTTCTACGGGCTTACCTTTGTCGTTTATTATTGTATCTTTTGGTGTGTAAGTTATCTCTTCTTTTCTAACGATACCATCTATGTTTTCAAATTCACCATCACCAATAGAGTAGCTAGCTGTACCCTCTGTATCTTTTGATATTCTTATTTCACCTGTGTCTAATTTTTCATAAAGAGTATAGCCGTTGTAATCGTAAACTTTTTGTCTTTCAACTATGGCTGCCTCATCTGATATATCTTTTCCCTTTTTCTTAATTAAATTTACAAAGTCAAAAAAGTATTTTGGTGTGCCACCTGAAGTAATTATTTCTGGTGCTTGTTTTGCAACTGCTTTTGATGTAGATTTGAATAAAGTATCTAGTCCTAAATATTTAAGAAAACCAACTCCAGCACCAGCACCGATTGATAGAAGTAGATCTCTTCTTGTTTGATCAACACCTTGTTGAGCTACTTTGTTTTCTATTTCTTTGTTAACTTTATCTATACCAGCTGCTGTTACACCAGCGTTTTTAAGTTGCCTTAAAAGTTTTGGTGCATATCCAAGTAAAAATATTGGTGTTGCTGGTCCAGGTAGCTCTCCTGCTAATTCTAATAAACCTCCAGTTGTTCTTTGTGGGCCTGTTCTTTTTTCCTCTGAGGCTTGTATTGCTTCATCAGATAAACCTAATAAATTTCCAAACTCACCGTTTAATATATCTCTTGTAATTGATGGATCTAAAATTTTTAATATCTCTTCAACACCTTCTTTAGTAATTCCTGCGTTTGTCCTTAAATCATTTATAAAAGCAGCACCAGCTTTAGGTGTGCTTAAAATAAATTCAGGAATGTTAGCTGCACCCCTTACAAGTTTCTGTGCATAGTATGGATAGGATCGTGGATCAAGAAACTGTGTATTAAATGATTGCATCAAACTTCTATCACCATCTTTACCAAGAATCATTTCACCAACACTTGGTTGGTTGTCTTTAAGAAATTGATTCGCAACGTTTGGATTTTCAAGAGCGGCTAATGCTTCATCTACAAAAGGATCAGATGAGCCATCTTTAAAACCAACACGGCCACCGCTTGCCATCTTCATACTTTGTTGTTGTAAGTATTCCTCAAAGCTGCCTTGAAAGCCATCATCAACAGCAGATTGATATTGCAAAAAAGATTGATCTGGGAAAGAGTCTAATAGAGCACCTGCCACCTGATCATCTGTTGTAATCTCTGGTAGATTAGCTATTTCTTCTTGTAATAATTCACCTGTTGGATCTTCTCTTATTGCTTTTTGTTTTGCAGCAACATCAGCAGAAGTATTAAACGCAGTGATTAAATCTCTTGGGTCTTTGGTAAACTCAGATGCTTTTGCAACTTCGTTAATACCAAGGGCAAAAAATACTGGTGGGGCTTTTCTAGATATAGCTTTTCCTAAACCCATAGCTGCTTTACCAAAAGTCATTTTAGGTTTGTTAATAGAAGATTTTTTAATTAAAGCCTCTTTAGCTTGATTTAATTTTATCCTTTCCTCAGATGTAAATTCTTTTAATGGTTTATTTGAATCTAAACCTAATTCTTCTGCAAGACCTTCTCCTAGTCTCAAAGCAGTTCCCCCACCAATTTTTATTGGTTTGCCATTAACATCGATAGTATTAACCTCTATCACACCTTTATAAGCAGAGTATCCTGCTTTATCTAAATCCATATCCGCTTTTGCAATAGTGTTTCTAATTTGATTCAATTTAGCATCTATTTGTTTTTTGTAGTCCTTTGGTTTATTTTTATTTAATTTAGCTATTTCTTTTTTTCTTAGTGTAATAGGTCCTTCATATTTCTGTATGTAATTGTTAACTTCATCAGGAACATACACAACATTATTTAATGTAACCATAGAGGTTTTTGTTGCATCCATGTGGTGGTATTGAAGACCAGAACCTTGTGGTCCAGCCATAAACTTTTCTATACCTATGTCTGTTATAGGTTTTAATTTCTTTTTTCTTACTTTAGATTTTAAATCTTTTTTGGATAAATTTTCATCACCAACAGGTATGTTTGCTTTTCCTTTGTATCCTCTAACATCAGATAAAAAATTTCTAACAGTTCTTCTAGTCCCATCAAAATCTTTTTTGCCAGGTCCGTAAACATCTTTTACAATTTGAGATATATTTGCTTTACCAAAATTTTTAATTTGTTTATCGTAAGCTTCTACAATTTTTTTACCAAAACCTTTGTTTGTTGTAAGTCTGTATTCTTTAAATCGATCAACAGGTATCTTTCCATGTTTTTTTTCATAAGCTTTAACTATTGGAGAGTCTTTTCTTAAATTTCCTCCAACTCCTTCCTCTGTTGGTTTGTACCCAATTTTTTCACCAATTGCTTTTAAATTTAAATTAGTATTTTCTATATAATATTTAAACAATTTTATATTTTCATCTGTAACTGGAAATGGAGATCCTTGAACAAAATTAACTCTACCGCCTAACTGAAACCTTTCTCGCATAGTAGGCTCTATGGATTCAAACTGTCGTGTTGCGTAATTAAATATTACCTTCATGTTAACGAAACTAATCCTCCTTTTGCAAAGCCCTCTTGTGGATCTAGGTCTCTAGGGTGCACACCATTATCTTCAATGTATTTTAATTCAGCGGCAGTCTCATCACCATAAAGTTCTACATCGTTAAGTGTTTTAATACTTCTGTCTATATTAAGATCTAAATTACTAATGATACCCTCTTGCTTGATGGGCACAACGTCCGCTGACTCTAACGTCTCATCACCTGGTAATGGTTTTGTATCCTCTGGTAAAAGTTCATTTCTTACTTTTACAAGGTTTGCTCTCTTACTGTTTTGGTCCATAATTCCTCTAACAATTTCATCTCTATTTTTATAGAAAGGACTATTGCCTGCTTCAATGTTTTTAATAACATCATCAATTTCTTTAATCTCTTGATCAATCTCACCTGGTAGATTGTAGTGTTCGTAAGTATTGCCTGGTGCTTTTTTATTTTTAGGCACAAGACCTAGCTTTCTAAATTCAAATCTTCCTGGATATCTTAGACCTGGCAAGTTTGCATCAAACTGAGGATAATTATTATCAATATACTTTCCTAATATATCAAAGGCATCATCCCCGTAGTGATGTCTAAATATTTTTATAGCATCAATTCTAGGATGTGATCCTGTTTTCATAGCGTTATAAATTTCTTGAGATGTTTCAATACGGCCTGCTTCAATCTCATCTCTTAAAAACTGTCTTGCTAAAGTTCTGTAGAGAGGGGAGTCTTCACCATAGCCTTTACCTTGAAATTTAAGTTTACCTTGTTGTTTTTCTCTTGTTGCTTTTGCACCAGACCTAACATCTTCCACTTGTTTAATTATTTCATCTAGTGTGTCCATGGCCTTTTCCATATCTTCTATAGTTCCACCTTTACCAATTAATTGTTCTTCTAATTCTTTTCTTGTAATTTTTTTCTTGTTTAAGATATTGTCTTTGTAGCTTGTGTAAAGTTTTTCTGGTTCTTTACCAGCCTCAACTAATTCATCAGAAAGATTGTTTACCTTGTTTGTAAGTTCATTGTATATCCTCATATTGTATAAAAGATTATCTTTATCCTTTGCACCAAGAGATATGTTATTTTGTTTTATAAAATTAAGATCTTTAAGCATACCATTCTTAATAGCTTCTTGTTCCTGTCTGAATTTATTATATAAATTTTCTGTTGTGCCATCTAAACCTTTTAAAACAAAATCAGATTTCATTGGGTTAGATATTTTAATATTAAGAAATGTTAAGTCACCACGTTGTTTTTTAGTGGCTAGTTTTTTTGGTGCTGTGCCAGCAGATTTTTTTATCTCAGGTACGAAAGCTTCTAACGTTTTTTCATCTGTAACCTTAGAACCAGTGACTGATTCTGCTAATTCTTTTGCTAGTTTAAAATCTAAACCGTTGCTTAGAAAATATGCGAAAGCTTCTAAAAATTTACTCATTAATAATATACCCTTTTACGTTTAGGTTTTTTGTCGTCTACGTAGTCTTCAGGGTGTCCAACTAGTCCACCTTGCCTGAATCGCATGACTGCTTGGGTCATGGAGTCGACCAAATCGTCGTGATCTCCGTTAGGAAACGCAGCACATTCTTCGATGACTTCTTCAGCGAATTTTTGCTCTGGTGCCCATATCATACCAGACTCAAACAAAGGTGCAACCGCATTGACTCTAGTATGTTTATCATTTCCTTTGCTCGGTGTAAAGTTCATGACAGGAATATCCATCTTACGTAATTCGTAGGTTAACGGTAATCCTGATGCTTTTGCCTCGATAATCACTGTCTCTGGCTGCCAATACTTGTATTGCTGTAAAGCTAGACGCCTAAGCTCTGGAAACTCGTATCTACCTTTTACTGCATCTAGGAGTATGAGATTGGCTCCTTCGTCCTCTGATGGATACCAAACACCCCATGTAGTAATAGCAGAATAGTCTGATGTTTCTTTCTTCATGAAAGCTGTATCGTAAGATTGTATGACGTGTTGTAGTGATGGTATGTAATCTTTGTTGTATACTCGCCACCACTCTCGCTTGATAATCGCTCCTTCTTCTGATGTAGG